TACTCTTCGCCGATTCAGCCATCGATATATGGCTGCAAAATGGCGGGAGGGCAAACAATCCGATCACCCAGCGGCGCCACGATCTATCCGACGCGTTTGCGATCTGCGGGCTTCGCTCAACTCCGCGCGGACTGGCCAGCTATTCGCAAAGCTCGATGCAGATCCGCAGTGACGATCAAACGGTGATGATCGATCTGGCCGCCAGTGGCATCACGGTGACGGCACCCGATGTGACCGTCAATGCCACCGACAAGGTCACAATCAACGCGCCAACGCAAGTGAAAATCGGGTCCATCACCGAGATCGACAATCGCATCTTTATGAACCATTACCATATCGCTCCGGCCGGCGGTGGACCGACGAGCGGAGTTATATGAGCCAGATCCAGGTGCGCGCGCTCGATGCGTCATGGGACACGCTCCGCGGCGCCGGCATGTCCAATTTCCTGACCGATCTGAACGCCGTCGCACAGATCATCAGGAGCCGCCTGCTTTTTCTGCAAGGAGAATGGTTCGAGAGTTTAACTGACGGCACGCCGATCTTTCAGCAGTTACTTGGCGTCCCGACCACCGTTCAGGCCGTGACGCTCATGTTGCACCAGCGGATTCTGGGAACTCCCTACGTGACTGGCATCGTGTCGCTGTCTGTGAGTTACGCGCCGGCCGGCCGCAACTTCGCTTTCGCCGCAACCATTCAAACTCAATTCGGAGTTGTCTCGCTCACCAACCAAGGCTGAACAACATGCCATACAGTCCTCCAGCGATTTCTTCCACGGGTCTGAGCATTTCGCTCTACAACGACATCCTGGCCTACTTGGTGTCGCAGTATTTGGCAATCTTCGGTGAGGCGAGCTACCTGGGCGCGGATTCGCCGGACTACCAAGACATTGCAGTCCGCGCGCTGATGGCATGGAACATCAATGCGGCCATGCAGGCAGTCTACTTTGCGATGAATCCGCAAACCGCAATCGGGACGAGCCTCGATCTGATTGGAAGGCTGATTGGCGTGGCGCGAAAGTCTTTCTCTTATTCCACAGCTTCAGTGACGCTGTCTGGCACTCCTGGAACGACCATCACCAATGGGGTAGCGCGCGATGCCAACGGCAATTACTGGAATCTCGCTTCGCCGGCGACCATCGGCGGATCAGGCACGGTGACTATTGTGGCCACTGCTCAGCAGCCCGGCGTCATCACCGCGAACCCCGGGGACATCAACACCATTTCGACGCCGACGGCCGGCTGGACCGGCATCACGAATTCAGCCGCGGCGACAGCGGGCGAAGCGGTCGAACCGGATTCGCTCTATCGCGCGCGCCTGCTTATCTCTCAGGCGAAGCCCAGTTTGACCATGCTGGCGGGAACCGTGGGCGCCATCGCGGCCGTGCCCGGCGTGACACGCTCGACCGCCTACGAAAACTATCAGAACCACAATGCCAGTTATGGGGTGTGCAACACCTCCGGCGTCGATGTCGCAATCGTGACGGGATATCCGCTCGATCCCGCGGCGAACGTGGGCGATGCGGCGACAATCAGCGGAGTCGGCTACACGATCGCCACGGTGGCGGGTGACGGCATGTCGTTCACGATATCAAGCTCCGCCGGAGTACAGAACGGCGCGAATTTCTCGGTTCTGTCCTATGCGCCGACGCAACTCGGGCCGCCGCACTCGATCACATGCGTGACGGAAGGCGGCAATCCGGCGGCCATCGCTCAGGCCATCTATGATAATCACGGCATCGGGTGTCTGATCAACGGCACGACCATGGAAGAGGTAGCAGACCCGCTGAATCCCGGCATCGTCATGCCGGTCTGGTTCGATGTTCTGAGCTACGAGCCGATCTATGTGTCCATGACGGTTCACGGGCTCACCGGGTTTACGAGTGCGACCGAGGCGGCGATCATAACCGCCATCGTCAACTATTTGAACAGCCTCGGAATCGGCGAGAGCGTGGTGTTTTCGGAGCTTTATGGCGCCGCGCTCGAGGCCCGGCCGAATCCCGATCAGCCAATGTTCTCCATCCGCGGCGCGCTGTCTGGCGGTATTTTTGCGCAGACCTCGGCCATCACGGTGGCGGCCAGTGCGGATATAACAGTTACAAGCGCGGCGGGAATCGTGGTCGGCCAGGCAGTGACCGGCGCAGGCGTGCCGGCGGGTACCACCGTCAGCGGAATCTCTGGAACGACCGTTACGCTTTCGCAGAACGCGACGGCCAGCGGGACGGCCGCTCTCTCCTTCTTTTCTCTCGGGACGGGGGATATCGCCGTGGACTACAATCAGGCCGCCCAGGGTTCGGCGGTCAACGTGGTTATCAACATCGTGTAGATGGGGCTTGAAAAATTACCTGCTATATTGTAAGATCCTAAATTATGCAGCAGAAATGGCAATCAATCGAAACCGCTCCAAAAGATGGGACGCGAATTATCGTCTTCTGGCCGAAGTACGCATACAACGCAACAGGAGAGCGGCCATCGCCATTTATCGATGTCGGTTGGTACAAAATCAATGGACGAATCGCGCGTGCAAGCGCGGAAGAGCGAGCAGGATTACTGCCTGCCTATTTTGCCAATACTGATGAGTTGGATGACTACGGGCTAGCGTGCCCTGGACATGGCGCATCGCACTGGATGCCGCTACCTGATTCCCCCAAGGATGGTGATTGAGTATGCGATTCTCGAAACTGATCCTTTTTGGCCTTTTGTTGTTCGGCGTGCCCGCAGCGCAGGCCCAAAATCCGCTGAGGCCGGTTTTCCCCACCGCTGTCGCGAACGATCAAACGATGGGAGTCGCCTGCAACAGCGCCCATACGACCCTGCTGGCATCCATCGGCAGCACGTCGACGAGCCTGTCCGTCAACAATTCTTCGCAGTTCTGCACTCCAGCCTGGATCACGATCGATGGCGGCACGGTGAATGTCGAGGTCATCCAAATCCGCTCGGCGGCGGGCTTCACGCTGAATGTTTGTACTAACGGCCGCGGTGTGCACGGAGCCGCTATCGGACATTCTGTCGAGTTGTGCAACGCAGGCTTTCGGATGGGTTCGATGTTTCCCGCCAGCGGGCGCGAATGGGATAGTTTGACCCCACAAGAGCAGGCAGAACTCACCGCCGTCGTTCAAGCGGCGTTAGACAGCGTGCTGGAGGGTTCATAACATGGGCGCATCCTGGAAAACCACCGTCTCGGCGGCTGTCTCTGCCGGGGCATCGTTCGTGCTCTTCGCTTCGCAGCCGCCATTCGCTATTCACTTCCCGGCCTGGGTAGCCGCGCTTGCCATGTTTGCGATGGTTGGGGGACTGGCCTCTCTTGGGATCAATGCCAAGGATTCCAATGTCACTGGCGGGACGGTCGTGCAGCCAGGCATCCCGGTGGCACCCGTGCCGGCCGCAGCCGCGGCTGCTGCACCGACTCCCGCTGTACAGCCCGCAGTCAAGCCGCCAGTGAGCGGCTGGGGTGCCAGATGACCGCCATGCTGCTCGCCTTCATTGCCGGGTTCATCTCTGGCGCATTTGTCATGGCTGCCGCGTGCCTGTATCTGCTGAAGCATGGAATGGGCGCATAGCGTGACCTGCCGCGGTGAAGAAAAGGACTGACATACATGAGCAAACTCGCTCAACTGATTGCGCACAATGAGGGTTTCGGAATTGCGGGCGCTATTCCAACACTTCGAAATAACCCTGGCGACCTGAAGCACTCGCCACACAGTTCACACCCGCCGGACGACCCCAATGGCATCGGCCATATCGACACCATCGAACACGGATGGGAGGATCTGGAAAGACAACTGGGATTATTCGCGGCGGAAGGCCTGACTCTGCTGGAGATGGTGAACCTGTATCTCGGCTTCGCGAAGGATGCGCCACTGGACGCATCGATTGTCGATGGCAATAACCGCGTGCCCTATCTCGAAACTATTTGCAAGGGATTGGGCGTGGATTCGGGCTGCTCCGTGAAAGAGGCGCTTGCGCTATGGCCGGCACACTCTGGATGACCGCTAGCACGCTCTGGTTCACCGCCGACGAAATAGCTACCGTGCAGGCGCTCCTGCCCGGCGTGGATCTGACGCGCTGCGATAATAGCGGTTACTTCGCGCGGGAGGAATGCACACCCGAACATCCTTGCCGGATTCACCGCGTGGTGCAGATCCTGCTGCGCCGGAGGGCAAGTTGAAACCCTACTACTCGGAAGACGGGATCACGCTGCTGAATTGCGATGTCCTAGAAGGATTGGCGTCACTCGCTGAGGAGTCGATCCAGTGCTGCGTGACCAGTCCGCCCTACTGGGGTCTGCGGGATTATGGCGTTGCTGGTCAGATTGGTCTTGAGCACACGCCTGGAGAGTATGTAGCGCGCATGGTGGAAGTGTTCAGGGAAGTGCGACGGATACTAAAGACCGATGGAACCCTTTGGCTCAATCTTGGCGCCTCGTACAATGCGGCTGGCCGGGTTGGGCACGGCACCCGTCAGGGATACAAGCAGGGCACGAATAGAGCCAGCGCAAACGGTTCAGACCACACAAGGCCATCCGATGAATCGCTGAAACCAAAGGATCTGGTTGGTGTTCCATGGCGGGTGGCGTTCGCATTGCAAGCCGATGGCTGGTATCTCCGAAGCGACATTATCTGGAGTAAGCCCAACCCGATGCCAG